ATGTAGTTGATATACCAGCTGAGGACATGACTAGAGAGTGGATATCAATAGAAGCTGACAAAAAGATTAAAGAAGCTATTGAAAATAAACTTACTAAACTGGATGCTCAACCTAAAATGCAGGACATGTGCAAGTATGAAAGGTTGAGAGGTGACGGTTTCTGCAGTATTGGTGCCAGACAGAATGTTGAATTTGAATTAGAGGAAGAACTCACCGATAAACAGCTGATTGACATTGATTATATTCATGCTTTTTCAGGCAACAAAATACATGATACTGAGATTAACGAAGATATGTTCTCTCCAGAGTACGGAGATATTGAAAAGTTTAAGATATCCGGAGTTGGAGGTCAGGGAGAAAGGAAAATTCACAAATCAAGACTTTTGCATTTGCAAGTTAGAACTGTAGAGGATGAAGCAATGGGAATTCCTCTTATCCAGTCAATATTTGACCCTCTAACTATTTTTGATAATGCAGCATGGTCAGTAGGCCAGTTGCTTTATTCGCTTGTTTTTAAGGTCCTCAAGTCAGACGGAGTAGATGTAACTGACAATGAAACACGCCAGAAAGTACAGAGCCAGCTTGAATTTGAGTTCAATACTCTTTCGCTGGCATTGATTGGCAAGGAAGATGATTTAGAGTTTAAGAGCCCTACCGGCTCACTATCCAGTTTAAAGGATATGCTCGACTTTGTTTGGGATTATCTGGCCGGTGCTGCAAGAATGCCTAAGAGTCATATAATGGGCCAGCAGCAGGGTACAATTACTGGAGGACAGTTTGATAGCCTAAATTATTATGCAAGAATTGCCGGACTCCAGGAAAACTATTTAAGACCATTAATTGAACAGCTGATTGATCTTTTATTCTGGGCTAAAGACAGTGGAGTTGCTAATGGACGCACTGATCCAGATGGCAAATATTCAATTTCTTTTAATCCATTATGGAAACTGGATAAAGAAACTGACGCCAAAATCAGAAAGACAGTTGCTGAAACAGATGCAATATATATCAAAAATCAAGTTTATACAGCTGATGAGATAAGAGAAGAGCGGGCCAGCAAAAGCAGTCTGATGGAGAAATTAGACATGGCTGATGATGAAGCTCTTGAAATAGCAAGAAAAGTAAAGGGGGCACACAAAAATGCCTCTTCCTAAAATACTTTTCCCTGCCAATCATGCAGTTGATTATTATGAAGAGTTAAGTGATTTGGTTGAAAAAATGAATAAAGATGTCATTGATTTTGTTGATAGGAAAGTTGCTCCATATTTACGGAGAAATGACTCTTATAAAAAAGACAGCGAAATGGATGACATAATCAAAGGTCTTGAGGAGTTGAAAGAATCAGCTATTACTTGGGCCTTTTCTGATGCGACTGCAAAAAAGTTAGCTGATAAATTTTCTAGAAGGGTTAAAAACCACACAAATAATCAAGTTAAAGAGCAGATCAGGTCAGTTATTGGAATGGATCCACTTAAAAGAAACCAAAAACTTGAAGATGCAGTTAAGGCTGCAGTCTCGGAAAATGTTAGCTTAATTAAATCAATTCCGGAAGAATACCATAAACAGTTGGATACTATTGTGCTGCAGGGGGTGAGGTCCGGTGAGAGTATAGACGATATCAAAGATAATATTCAGAATGTCTATAAAAAAACAGATAATAGAGCAAAATTTATTGCAAGAGATCAGGCAGGCAGTATGCTTGGTGACTTTACAAAGTTGAGACAAAAAGAGCTTGGACTTAAAGAATTTATCTGGAGGGATTCAGATGATATTAGAGTTAGAGACAAACACAAAGCTTTAGACGGCAAAAAGTTCACCTGGGAAGAAGGAGCAAATGGTCTTTTCCCCGGGAAAGATTATAACTGCCGATGTACAGCCGAAATTGTTGAAAAAGAATTGGAGCAAATGTTTGGAAGAGCAGCATAGAAAGGGGGTGATTACAGATGCCAAAGAGGTTTGATGTGATAGGAATTAATAATCTGAATAAAAATTCATCTGGCTTTCTTACTTATGACCTTGTGGCTGCACAAACTGGAGTTTTCCCTTATTTGGACCCAGAGACAGGAGATATAGTCTATGAACTTAAGCATCCTGATGATCTGTTAACTGATGAGGTTTTAGGTCAATTAAAAAACCTACCAGTTACTGACGATCACCCCTGGGAGCTTGTTAATCCGGATAATTCTAAAGAGTTGGTTAAAGGAATGACTTCTGATACAGCTCGAATAAACGGAGAGAAGTTAACCGGTAGAGCAACAGTTTTTGACTCAGGTTTAATAGGAAAAGTATTAAATAGCAATAAAAAAGAATGCAGCTTAGGCTTTGAATGCGAAATTGTTGAAGAGTCAGGAACGTATCAGGGCCAGAAATATGATCGCAGACAGACCAATTTCAATTTAAATCATTTGGCAATGGTTGAAAAAGGACGTTGCGGACCTGATTGCAGTGCCAGGTTGGATTCAAAAGATTATGCCTATCAAGTCAGAAAAGACAGTAGTATTTTGAATGATAAGTCAAAGAATAAGCAAAACCAAAGGAGTGATCAGAAATTGAAAACTATCAAATTAGATGGAAAAGAGTTTGAAGTAGCTGAAGAAGTTGCAAGCAGAATTGATACTTTGAAAACAGAAAACGAAAATCTGACTAAAAATGTTGGTCAGCTAGAGGGTAAGCTTGATGGTAAAGATGATCAGCTTACTAACTTGCAAAAGAAAGTTGATGAAATGGAAGATAATCAGTTATCTGATAAGAAGATTGATGAAGCTGTCAGCAAAAGAATTAATCTTCTTAAAAAAGCTGACAAATTCCTGGATGAGGATTATGAGGTTGAAGGTAAATCTGATAAGGAAATCAAAATCGACTGCATTAAAGCTGTTAATGAAAAGTTTGACAGAGAAGATAAAGCAGACGAATACATCGAAGCTCGTTTTGATGTATTAACTGAAATGCTGGACGATGGTCAGGGAAGTTATGGAGATAACAACCTTAAGTTTAAGAAAAATGACTCCAGCTCCCGCAATGACGCTATTGAGAAAAAGCGTCAGAAAAGATTAAACATGAGAGGTGATGAATAATGGATGCTAAATTAAATGCAGGTCAATTAGCAGAAGGAAGAAGCGGACACGCTGATTCAATGGCAGGCGAAGGAGATATTCCTTTTGGTACTGCTGTTAAGTATGGAACTGATCCAGAAAAGCAGGTAGCTTCTTGGGATGGAAGTGCTGCAGCTGATGTTTTAGCTGGAGTTGCTCAATATTCTGTAGGTGGTGACTTAGATAACTCCAAATATGTTGATGGTAACAGTATAACTGTAGCCAGAAAAGCAGTGATGTGGGTTAAGTTATCTGATTCAGCAGCTGATGTTACCAGAGGCGATAAAGTAGCTGTCAGAGATGATGGTCTTTTTGATAAAGGCGGCTTAACTGAAGCAACTAATGGTGTGTATGGTGTTGAAATTGAAGATGCAGAGTTTAAATCAGCCGGATCTGCCGGTGAAGTTGTCAAGGTAGAGTTCAACTTGCCTTCTCAGACAACTACTAAACAACTTTAAGGAGAGGTGATTAGATAATGAAAGACTTAGGATCTGGCGTTACCAGACAGGACGCTATGCTAACAAATGATGACTTAGATGCAATTGATAATACTGTATATGAAGCAAAAGAAAGAGAATTAACTGCCAGAACAATGGTGGATTTAAAGACTGATATCCCTGAAGGGGCAGAAACCTACAGTTATGACAAAGTAACTAAAAAAGGTGCTGCTAAAATATTTGCTTATGGTGCAGATGATGTTCCATTAGTAGATGCTGATATCGAAAGACACCACCAGGGTATTTTTGGTATCGTGGTTGGATTTACTATTGATCTGCAAGAAAAGAGAGCTGCAAAGATGGCCGGTAGACCAGTTGAAACTACAAAGGCTACTGCAGCAAGAAGAGCTATTTCGGAAAAAGAGAATGATTTCTTCTTTTCCGGATCTCCAGAGCACAATGCAGAAGGCCTGACTAATGTTACTGGTATTCAGACTTATACTGTTGACCAAAACAGTGGAGAAACATCTACTAACTGGAAAGATAAAACTGGTGAAGAAATTGTTGAGGATATCAGACAAGCTAAAAAGAAGGTTAACTTAAAACCCGGAATGGCTGTTGATACTTTAGCAATTCCTGATGATCAATATGAGGATTTAGACAGAGCTTTTAATTCAGAAAATCCTCAAATGACTATCCGAAATTATCTAGAAAAGCAAGGCTGGTTTGACAGAATTATTTCTGTTGCAGAACTTGCAGGTAAAGGTGATAGTGGAACTGATTGCTTTATGGTTTATGATAGTTCTCCAGATGTAGTTCAAATGGGGCTGCCTTTAGATATTTATAGACATGCTCCATATAATAAGGAAAACCTTAGTTCCCAGGTTAACCTTGAAGAAAGAACCGCTGGAGCTATTGTTAGATATCCACTCGGAATCTGCAGAGCAGACGGAATTTAAAAATTAAAAATAAGGAGGTAATTGTATGTTAACGATAATCAACCATTTTGCTCAAATTAAGCACGTTGGAAATGTATCGTTGAATATTGGCCCGAATGAAGTTGAGGAAGAAGACTGGAAACTTGTAAAGACCCACCCAATCGTAAAAGGATGGGTGAAAGAAGATAAGGTAGAAGTTAAAGACGGCAAAATTGAAGATCTTTCAGAAATCACTCCAGTTGATAAAGCTGTTGAACTTGTTGAAACAACAATGGACAAAGAAAAGCTTTTGAAGTGGGCTGAGACTGATGATAGAAAGACAACTCAAAAAGCAATAGAAGAGCAGATTGCTTACTTAGAAGATGATGGTAAAGATAAAGGCGATGAGCAATGATGCCTAAAACTACTGTATCTAAGGTGAGGAGCATTGCTTCCCACCTATCTAAGTTATCTGATGAATCTATAGAGCTTTATATTGAGGATGCAGTTATTGAACTTGAAGACTGGGAATATGATGATAAGTACCAGGAAAAGATGGAAAGGTACATGGCTGCTCATTTTGCTACACTTGATCATCCAAAAGCCATCAGCGAAGAAGTTAAAGGCTTAGGCTCTAAAGATTATGCTGATAAAGCAGGAACTGATGGACTTGAAATCACTGAGTACGGCAAAGAGCTTTTAAGGATTATGAAAAAGAGCCAGGGACCAACTTTTATGGTGTTTTCATAATGGCAAAGCTTAAAATCACTGATAATAACAACATGCCTAATTTGATAGAAGAAATCAATAAACTTAAAAACTCAAAAATTGAAGTTGGAGTATTCGGTGGTAAAGACTCTGAAATACTAATGATTGCCAGAGTTCATGAGTTCGGTGTGACAATAACACCTAAAAAAGCAAAAGCTCTTACAATACCCCTTAATGAAGAGGCGGCTGGTAAAAGTGCAAGAGATTTTGATAATTTGTTCCTTATGGACCCTGATGATGATGGTGACGGAATACTGGCCATGGAAGTAGGAGACAGAATCAGGCCGATGTATGTTCTTACAAAGAAAGTTGAGATTCCAGAGAGGTCATATATTAGAGAAGGCTTTGATAAGAATTTGAAAAAAATACAAAAGCATACTGAACAAGCAATAAGGGCTGTAATAGCAGGTAGAATGACTGCTAATAAGGCCCTTAATTTATTAGGAGCTGAATTTGCATCTTTTATTCGTAAATACATGGTTGAAATTAAGTCTCCACCTAACTCAGCGGTAACCCAAAAGAACAAAAAAGGTGCGAATAACCCGTTAATTGATTCGGGTAGGCTAAGACAGTCAATAACTCATAGAGTGAGGTGATAACGTGGATTTTTCAGGTTTCATAAGAGATCATTTAACAACTGTTACTTTAAAAAGAGGTGGCAAGAAATTTGAAAACGGTGAATATGTTGATGATGGTGAAGCCGATGAATATACTACAGAAATTGCAGTAATTCATATGACTCCCGAAGAGCTTAACCATTATGATGGTGGAGCTTATACTACTCAGGACTTAAAACTTTTCGTTCCTGAAGATAATACTGGGATCAATGTTGAGACAGATGTAGAAGTTCCTTTAATTCCAGAAGAAGGTGACATTATTTACTTTCAAAGCAACAACTTTGAAGTCCAGAATCCACAAAATAACACTCACTTATCTGATTTTCATAAGTTTTTGGCTAAAAAGGAAGTGGTTGAATGATAGACTTATACACTTTCAGAACTAACCTGCAGCCCGAAATAAAGAGTTATTCAGGTATTCCGCAGCTGATTAGAGCTGAACAGGATGTTAAGTCTAAAGATTTAATTTATCCGCGAATAACTTATAAAATGTCTTCTCCTTATGATATTAACAGCAATGCTCAGTCAATGTTTATCAAAAAAGAAGTTGTGGAAAGTGATGATCCTAATTTTGCTGAGGATATAGAGTATTCTTATTACTCCAATCCTAGAGTCACAATGTCTTTTAATGCTTTTGGTAAGGATGTAAGCCAGTACATTTCAAAATTAATTGAATGGTTTAGGATACCAAAGTTGGGGCAGAGATTTCTTGATCAGTATGATGTAGTGATTATCAATGTAACAAACATGCAGGATAGGACCACTTATTTGCAGACTGATTATGAAGATAGAAAAGGTTTTGATGTAGTTTTACAGTTTAATGATGAAGTTAAGATTATTGAAAAGACATTTGAAGAGGTTGAACTGGAAGTAGAATTTTCTGATGATGAAGATATTTTAGACGTAAATTTATAAAGAAGGAGTGATCTTTAAATGGGAGATCCTGTTGTTGTAAATGTATATGATGAAACAGGAGCTGTAGCTCAAAAAGGTTTCGGCATCGGGTTGGTCTTTGATCCAACTGTTACGAATCCTTTGGAAATTGTTTCAGACACTGGAGAAATTCAAAACTGGAGCAGCGAAGATTTAGCATACAAAAAAGTTAATGCTATGTTAAGCCAGCAGCCAAAAGTTCAGGAAGTTATGATTTATGGTGTTGATGTTGCAACAGAGTCAAGCACAATCACTGACGAGTTAGATAAATTAATAACTCAAAATAATGATTGGTATGCTTTGGCTATCGCAAGTAACACTGAAGCTGATGTTCAAGAAGCTGCTAATTGGATAGCTTCAAAAGAAAAAATAATGTTTGGTGATTTAGGCAAAGATGCAGTAATAGGTGATATTGAAACCTTTATGCAAGGTATAGAAAATCAGAACTTTGCTTTATTCGCTCACGATGGTGGCGTAAATGGTGAAGAGCAGTACCTTGATGCAGGTGCTTTAGGTAGAATACTGCCAATGACACCTGGTAGTTATACCCTTAAGTTTAAAACTATCAATAATACTGCTAAAGCGACTTATTTGCCAGCTGATGCAGCAGCTTTACAGGCTGTTAATGCAAATATTTATAAAGAATGGGGCGGCTCTTTATATGTCGCAGAAGGTGTAATGAGCAATGGTGATTTTATTGATACAACTGTTGCTAAACATTGGTTTGCTGCAAGATACAGAGAAGAGATATTCCGTGTATTAAAGACCAGCCAGAAAGTCGGCCAGGATAATGCAGGAATCGGTCTTTTTGTTGATGCGGCTAAGCAGGTTAATAAAGCAGCTGCTAGAAATGGTGCTGTTGCTAAAGATGCTGACGGTAACTTCATGTCAACTGTTACTTATCCTACCAGAAAAGACCTGCTGAAAAATGACTTAGCAAACAGAGTTCTGAAGGGTATTAAATCAACAGTAACCTATTCTGGAGCTTGGCACAATGTAGAATTAGATTTCTACTTAACACTGTAAAGGAGGTATTATAAATGGTCAATTATGATCCAACCAAAGTAATTACAATTGTAGATAATTTTGTTTTGACTGGATTTGCTGAAGATGCAATGGTTGAAATTTCACGAATGTCAGAAAAAAGGAACTCATTTGTAGGGGCTCAGGGAGAAGTAACATTCTCAAAATCTGCTGATGATAGAGCTGAAGCCACTATCACACTCAAAGAAACCAGCCCGGCAAATGAGAAACTGCATAGCTTATATAAGTCAGATGAAGAATTTGGCTTTTCTACAGTTGACCAGAACTTTGACGGCGATGTTTCTGGATCAGGTAGTAGATGTGTAATTCAAAACTTGCCTGATAATGTAAAGTCTAATGAGCCCGGAGACAGAGAATGGGTTCTGCTTGTCGCTGACTACGAAGAAGCTTTCGAGGGGGGTATTATAAATAATGGGTAAAGAAGGTAACAAAAAAACAATAAGTGTGGGGGATAATAAATATACGCTACAAAATCCCGGTGTTAGATGGTACATAAAACACCAGGACAAATGCCGGGACCGGTATGGTTCTACTTCCAGAAAGAGGTATATTGCCGGCTTGCTGGATAATGTAGTTATTAACCCGCTCAAAGTAGACGATTTTGATGTAAAGACTGAAAAAGAGAAAAAAGTAACTGTAAATGGCGAGGAATATACAGTTAAGTATGTTGGCAATAAAGCCATTTTAGAGATTGAAGGAAATTCTAAAGATGATGCTGGCCAGTTCTCACAGGAAGTGTATATTGATAACTTGATGGCAGAATTCTTAGAAGAAGATGTTACAATAGATGACTTTGAAAAACTGAATAATGTACAGGACTTAATCGAAGAAATAGAAAACTACAACAGGTCTAAGGAACTGAAAGAGGTTGTAAAAAGTATAGAAACGTTTCTTGGAGCCTAAGTATAGCTCTATAAACAATAAAGGCGAGTTAGTTGTCAATCATGATCGTTATAAAAGACAAATAAAAGGCCTTTTGAAAGATTACTGGGCTCTGGTTTTTAAAATGCAGTCTGAAGAAGAAGTTGCAAAATGGGATCTAGATCGATTTTTAGAGGCCAGGGCTGCTTTAGAAGTTTTTAATGATGAAATTAAAAATAGTTCAGAAGGAGGGCGGTAGATATGGCAGGTGGAGCACAAAGATTTTTAGGTTTTCAAGTCGGCTTTGGCATAAATGACAGGCCATTAACTCAAGCTGATAGACGAGTTGATAGTTTTAAAAATAATGTAATAAGAGCTACCGATAGAATGGGAGCTCTGGAGAGAAAAGCAGTAACTGCAGGCCGAGCAATATCTTCCGCTTTCCATGATGCTAAAAAGCAAATAAGTAACGGTGTTGCGGTGTTGGAGCGTTACCGATATCAGTTAGGCATAGCAGCTGGTATGGGTTTTGCTGCAATCGGGAAATCGGTGTTCAGTGCCGCGGATGCTAATGAAACAGTAAATAAATTTAATGTTGTTTTTGGAGAAGTTGCCAATCAGACAAGAAAATGGGCTGATGAATATGCTCAAGACATTGGACGCTCTGAATATGCTACTTTAGGCTGGTTAAACAGTTTTCAGGATGTTCTGGTGCCAATGGGTCTTGCAAGAGATCAGGCAGCCGGACTTTCAAAAGAGATGGTTACTTTAGCAGCTAACTTAGGCTCTTTTAACAATGTTGCTACATCGAGTGCTGCAGAAGCAATGCAATCTGCTTTAGTTGGTAATCATGAAGCTGTCAGAATGCTTGGTATTCAGCTAAGTGAAGCTCAATTAAATTTAGTTGCTCAAAGAGAAGGATATCAAAAGAATTTCAGAGATTTAGATAATCTCACTAAAATGCAGTTGAGATTTCAAGAGATGATCAGACAGTCAGGTGATGCTGTAGGTGATGCAACTAGAACTGCAATGGAATTCAATAACCAGTGGTTGAGATTTAAAGGTAATATCCGTGATGTATCAATCGCAATGGGTTTTAGTTTTATACCCTCTTTTAATAAAGGGTTAATTATCACTAATAAATTCCTTGAAAAGCTAGAAGAAAGCGAAAAACTGCAGGCTGCTACAAGATTTTTTGCTATAGGAGTTGCAATAACTGGAATATCTGCAGCAATTGGAGCAGTAAGTGCAGCATGGCCTTTTATAGTTGGTATCTTTTCTATAAGCAGTTTTGGAATAGTTGCAGCAGTAACTGGAATTGTATTAGCAATAGAAGATTTATGGGTCGGTTTAAACGGAGGAGAAAGCACTCTTCTACCTATAATTAATAAGTTTTTGGCATGGACCGGTATAAATAAAGACTTAAAAGGTGTTTTGAGGGATGTTGGAGATGCAGCACTCTGGACCTGGGAAGCAATCAAAGCATCATTTGCTTATATTGAACCATTAGTTCAGTCAACTGTAGTTGGAGCAGTAAAGATTTTTGAAGGTGCATTTAAAATACTATTTTCACCAATAAAAGCAATATCAGGCCTAATCAAAGGCATAGTTACTGGTGATTTTGGAATGTATATGGATGCCGTAGATCAGTTTTATAGTGGTGTAGGCGACATATTTGACGGCATTAAGACGATTGTTACTGCTAAGTTAAATTTTGTAGGTAATGCAATAGTAGATGTATTCCAATTATCAAAAATACCAGACTTAGCCGGATTTATAAAAGAAAAATTTATAGATGCAGTAAATTATGTTAAAGATAATCCATTGACTTTAGTTAGGTTTTTAATTCCTACAGTTAATCTACCAGAAATAATTAATAAGATTTATGAAGCTGGTAGACAATTCATAAAAGACAAAACAGGGATTGAACTTCCTGAAATTAAATTACCTACTTTGCCTGATTTAGTGGGAGCAGTTAAAGAAGTGTGGAATTTAGGCAAGAGCTTTATTAATAACTTAAAGTCTCAAAGTCTACCAGAAATTAAAATTCCTACTATTCCAGATTTATTAGGCACTGTCAAAAGCACCTGGAATAATGCTAAATCTTTTGTAGATAATTTGATTCCATTTGATTTGCCAGGGCTTAGCATGCCAGATATACCAGATCCAGTAGCAAAGATTGATGAATGGGCCAGCAGCATTAAAAGTAAATTAAGTAATATAGACTTTGGATCAGCTTTGAAGACAGCAATTGAAAATGCTATGGATAAACTGCCAGGTTGGATGCAGGGAATGGCTAAAAAAATAATGGACTATCTCCCGCAATCACCTGCCAAAGTAGGACCATTAAGCAAATTGGATAAGGTAGGGCCAGGACTGACTCAAACCATAGGTAAAGGCGTTGATAAGTCCAGACAGCAGGTTACTGGACCTCTGAGCAATATGTGGACTGAGTCAATGATTGCAGAGCCTAAAACTATTGTTAGAGATTATAATCCAATGTCGAGTATATCTGACAGCGGTTTTGGTCAATCTCAAAGTGTTACTAATAATAATTATAATCAGAGCAATAAACAATCCAGCAGTAAGTCAGAAAAGAAAGTTGTTATTGAGAATCTTAATCTGCAAGGCTCGAATAATACTGTTCAGGACGCTCAAAAAATAATTAAAATTATAGAAAAATATTTTGATGGAGAGGCAACAGCTTCGGTAGGTGAGGCCATTGGCTAGATTATATAATGATGATTTTGATATAGAAATTGAAGTTGCTCCTGAAGAATCGGTTAATTTAAAAAATGAAGTTACTGAGAAACCAGTTGAAGACAAAACAGAAATTGCTGATCACATCAATCATCAACCAGTTGAAATTAATCATACTTTTGTTATAGCAGGTGATGAAGCGGAAGATCAGCGAGATAGACTAGAAGAAGCCAGTCAATACGATGAAGTTTTCAATTATATGGATGTAAAAGATTATAGATTATATGAAAATATGGTCATTTTGAGTATTAATTTTAATACGGATGCTCAAATATCTAATGGATACCAGGGAGAAATTTCTTTAAAACAGGTTAAGGTAGCCGAACAGGAAACTATATTTGTCAACCTGGGAACTAATCCATCGACTGGTGAGAAAGTGCAGCAAAATGCTTCAGAAACAGAAAAACGGTCCAATAAAACAGAAAACGTAGATGAAGATAGCACTGATCAATCAATCCTTACCTCAATGATTTCCCCTTTTGGCGGTGATGAATGATGGAAGTTAAATATTTACCAGTAAAAAAAGATAATATTAAACAAATTCCAGATAGGTTTTTAACTGATGTAGCAGGAACAGAGCTTGTATTTGAAATAAGTTGGAATCATCAAGGTTTTTTTGCTATGTCAGTTTTTGATTCTACCGGAGAGACTATACTTGAAGGTAAAAAAATAACTTATGGAACAAATATGGTTGACAATATTATTGATGACAGACTGCCAAAAGGAATAGGAATTATAGCACTTGATAAAACAATGGCTGCAGAAAAAGAAGGAGTTACTTACGAAAATTTTTATGACAGTGTAAAGCTATATATAGCTGGTGATTACTAATGTCTAGAGCTTTTGGAAGAAAAGTAATATTTACTTTAGAAAATAAAGAAATTAAATACCCAGAGTTAGATTTGGAGTTTGAAGTTAATTTTAATACTGATTCAGACGGCAATGTTGGCCATGTAAGATTTTTTAATATCAGCAATAAAACTATAGATTTGCTTAAAAAAGATACTAATTTCACTTTGAGAGCAGGATATAAAAATGATGTTGGACTGCTGCTGCCTGGTGTCATATCTTATACTCAAACTTCATGGGATACAACCGATAAAATTACTGAAATTGTAGTAGGCGATAATACTTCTGATTGGCTAAATACTACTGTCAATCAGACTTGGAGAGCAGGTATCAGGGCAAGAGATGTTGCTGTTGATTTAATTGATATGCTCCCCTTCGGAGTTGGAGAAATTAATTTAGCAAATAATATAGATTATCCTAAAGGAAAAACTTTTTCAGGAACTATTAAAGCAGCCCTTGAAGAAATAGCCAAAGATGCAGCTACTAAACTTCATGTAGGCAGGAGCAAAATTTATTTAAGGCCTGAAGAAGTCGGGACCAGGGAGATTGTTAACCTCAACCAAAGAACTGGACTGATAGCTTCTCCGCAAAAAATTGATGAAGACGGAGAGGAAGGTTATAAAGTTCAGTCTCTACTTAATTATAGAATATGGGCTGACAGTATTATAAGGATTGAAAGCAAGACTATTTCAGGCTTATACAGAGTAAAAAAAGGGCTGCATAAATTATCAAGCAGTGATTTCCTTACAGAAATGGAGGTTGTTAAAGCATGAGAGGATCGAAATTAATGAAAAAATTAATTGATCAGGAATTAAAAGAGCTGCATGTAGCTTTGCCGGCTAAAATAGAAAATTATGATCCAGAAACTATGATAGCTGAGATTACTCTTTTATCTAAAAAAATATTGAATGATGAAGAAGTTACAATTCCTAAAATAATAGAAGTTCCTGTTGGTCATTTAAACGCCGGTCCTTTTGTGATCAGGCCTCCATATCAAAAAGGTGATGTAGTCCAGGTGCTTTTCAATGAAAGAGCCCTGGATAAATTATTAATTACCGGAGATCCAGAAAGTGTTAAATATAAAAGGAAACATGCTTTTGATGATGCTGTAATAATCAAAGGTTTAAAATCGGAGCAGGAAAATAAATTAAATTCTAACTATGGTCAAGACTTGCTTTTTGAAAATCAAGAAGCTGACAGCAGAATTGTAATGATGAAAGATGGCAGCTTATTAGCCGAGACTAATGGAAATACTGATATAAAAACAACTGGAAATACTACAATCCAGACTGATGGAGACACTAAAATTGATACTACAGGCGTTACAGATATAATTTCCGGAAGCCTAGCCACAGTTACTGCTCCAGTAGTTACGGTAAACGGAGAAGTTCATTTAGGTGGCTCTGGTGGCGAAGGGTTAAGTCTTGGAGATACACTTAAAGCTTGGCTTGATGGTCATAAACACCCTGGAGATAGTGGAGGAACTACAGGAGCTCCTACTTCTTCCAGTCCAGCTACAAGTGGTAAAGTGTTTACAAATTAGGTGGTGGTTTAATGCAAAAAGACAAAAAAAGTCATTTGATTGCAGGTCTGTTGATAGGTTTAATATTAAATTTTTGGTTTGCTGTATTGGCTGGGGCATGCAAAGAAGTTTATGATTACTTTCACCCAGAAAAACACACTGTTGAATTAGCAGATTTTATTTTTACTGTAATTGGTGGAATAATATCTGCGATTATAAAGTCGGTGATTATATGAGAAGTTTTTATTTTGATAAAGACGAAGGCACAACAAAACTTGATGAATTGCATGATATTGAAGAAGTAACAGGAAAAATGGAACTTGAGCAAGCTTTATGGATAAGATTAATGACAAATCAAGGTGAATGGATATTTGATTTAGACTTTGGTCATCCCTGGCTAAAACTTTTTAGAGAGAAAGCTACAGCCAGAGACCACAGAGCGGAGCTTATCAAAACTATTTATAAAGAAAATAGAGTTAAAGAAATTTTAGAAATAAATGTTGATACTTCCGGCAGAAAAAAGAGAAAGCTTGAAATATTTTTTAAAGTATTGACAACTGAAGGCTTGATTGAGTATGCAGGGGAGGTGGAATTCTAATGTCCGATGAATTTGGTGTAACTGAAAAAGGATTTAAGAAAAAAACTTATCAAGATATTGTAGAGTCGTTAGAAGAAAAAGCAAAAAGTTATTTTGGAGAAGATGTAAATGTTTCATCATCCTCTGTTAACGGCTGGTTTATTAGATTATTTGCTTTTAGTTTATCACTAATATGGTCTGTTGCTGAAAAAGTTTATAATTCAGCTTATGTTATTTTGGCAGAAGATCAGAGCTTAGATTATGCAGTATCTAACCTTAATGTAAAAAGAAAAGGTAAAAGAAAATCAGAAGTTTCACTAACTGTTATAGGAACTCCCGGCACTGAGATAGATAAAGGTTGGACTGTTGAAACCGAAACTGATAGCTCGATTAAATTTGAAACAAAATATAATACTACAATTCAATCAAACGGAGAAACCGAAGTTCAATTAATAGCAAAAGAAGCTGGCGAAAAAGGAAACGTACCGGCTAATACTATCACTGTTATTACTCAGCCTATTTCTGGAATTGATTCGATTACAAACCCGGTAGCTGCTGACTTTGGAAGAGATAGAGAAACAAATCATGAGTTAAGAAACAGATACTTCAATCAGCTTGGTCAGAACTCAAGTGATGTAATTGCGGCTATTACTGCAGCAGTATCTAATATTAATGAAGTTAGACAGGTAAAAGTATTTGAAAACGATACTGAACAAACCAATTCTCTTGGTATGCCTATGAAATCAGTTTTTGCGGTGGTTCTTGGAGGATATGAAGAAGATATAGCTCAGGCTATATATACTGCAAAAGCGGGTGGAATAAGAGTTTATGGAGATATAATCACTGATGTCTATGATGAAGGTGGAACGGTCCATAAAATAGGTTTTTCAAGACCTACTGATGTAGATACATATTACACAATAGACCTCACCACTAATGATGATTACCCCGTAGATGGTGATGATCTAATAACTGAAGCGATTGTTTACTATTTAGATGAATTAATTATAGCTGATGATATTATTCACTCTAAAATTACTCAAAAAATTCATGGAGCCTGCAGCGGTATTGTTGATTTTGAGTTATATATTGGCACAGCCGCAAGTCCAACTACCAAAGATAACATTGAGATTTCAGGTTTAGAAGTTGCAATAACTGATCCGACTAAGGTTGTGATCAATCATGTCTAAAATTTTAGAAGCAATGAAAGAAAAATTTATAAGCTTTGTTAGCAAAGACGATGATTCTAATTTTGTTAAAAAGCTTAAAATGTTAGCTGAAGAAATGGAGATTGTTCAAACTGCATTTGATGATATAGAAGAAGTCAAAAATTTAGATGATGCTTTTGGTAAAACACTGGATCATTATGGGGCCAATGTTGGTGAATCTAGAAAAGGTAATGATGATACTTTATATCGCCTTTTAATCAGAATTAAGATAGCAGAAAACACCAGCGACGGCTCGATACCCCATATAATAGATGCTTTAAGTTTAGCAATAGATAGGCCAGCCGAGGATATTTATGTTCAAGAGGGTTGGTCTTTTGTAACTGAAGAGCAGCCAGCATCTATATTTTTATCATTCCCTTCTGAAGTTTTTAGTGATTACAATATCACTTACGAAAGGTTTATTAATCTTTTTAATAATGTTGTAGGTGGTGGAATAAGTACTGATTTTTTCTTAATCGAAGAGGATGACATCAATATTGTTGCCACAATGCCTTATACTGAAATGTCTACATTACCGTATTGCGACACTATTAAAACGGGAGAATGGACCAATCAGTTTACTGGTGAAATATATTTGAGTAATGTATATGAAAAATATTCGACTCAAAAACAGGATTATCCTTATTTAGCTGGTTTATATTCTGGCAGCACTGATGTTGAATATCCTCAAGGAATAATCGACAGGATGATTGTTCAAGAAATTTACAGCACCACTGATCAAATATTCCCTTTTGCAGCTAATTTAATTTCTGGAGGGTATGAAGAAAGCAATAAAGGTTATAGTTTAAAATCAATACTTAATTTTAGCCCTAGCCTTAAAAAGTACACTAAAGATTATAATTATTGTAATAACTTTAGATGTGGGGAGGTGGCAATATGATAACAAGTGCAGGACTCAATAAATTAGCACGAGAAACTGACAGTTTTATTAGTCATGGAATTTATACTGTCGATGGCCAGAAAAAAGAAACTGACATTTATAAAGTTAAAATAGATGGCAGCAAGCTTAGAATTTTCCTTTATTTAGATGAGTCTGAAGGAGTAGGGGATCTTACAAATTTTGAACTAATTGATGATGAGGGAAGTGCTTTTGCTAATAAACCTGATCAGATAGAAAAAGGAGATCTTAAAGGTTTGTTGATCGCTTTTGATTTTGATATCCAGGAGGTGTAAACAATAAATGATATATGATGAAAATTATACTCCACTCGAGTGGATAGACCATGTAGTTGATGGAGACGGTAATGTCATACAACAGGGTACAGTTATAAGTAAAAAGAAAATGGAAAGAATAGAATCCGGTGTTCAAACAGCTTTAGGACCATCAGGAATACTTGCTTTCCAGACTCTGCAATTTGTTCAAAAGCTCAACCAGGAATTTGAAAAAATGGAAAAACAGAAAATAATGCAGGGTGAAGTTACTGTTACTGCGGATAATTATACAGCTGTAGCATTAGACGGCTTTGTGCAGTATGATGCACCTGATTATCAAGTAGTTACTGAGCTTGTATCTGGTGATCCCGGTTTTGTTGGAAGCATTGAAGTTTATGATAAAACTTCAAACGGCTTTAAAGTCAGATTTACCGGAAGTGAAGATGAAGCCACTATTAAGTGGACTCTGATTAATTTTGATGTCAAATAAGGAGGTGCAGCAATAGATGATAATTAATGATTTGAATACTGGAGAAAAAGCTGACTATTCCCTAAATGGGAATTTTTTAGTTTTAACTGTTTTAGATAAAAGTATTGGCCTTGATTTAGAGGTAATGCAGGATGATGAAAAGAAAACTGTTGATATTTGCACTAATAAAACCGGCAATTTGGTTGAAGGCATAGACAAATGGTATGTAGCAAACATAACTATTCCTGCAGCTGAGCATGAAATGCAGGACACTGGAGAAGTGGACAAAGATGGAGAAACAGTTTACGAAAAGGTAAAAAAACCATTTAATTTAGATGAAGTTGTGCTCGATTTATGGTCTTTACCTAATTATATTCTCAAACAAAATAAAGAAGAGGAAGTGATTAATTAATGGAACCTTTTGTATTTAGTATAAAAGATAGTTACAGAGCAGCAGTAGAAGCTCAAACGGGGGGAAGAAACACAGTTTTATATGATGATCAGGGGAATCCTTCAGTCATGTATCGAATGCCTAAATTTAACTTAGATGATGTTGTAGACACCTGGCCGAATGAACCTCACCCAGCTTTCATTGTTAATGGTGTGGTTAAAGACGAGCTTTTCATTTCAAAGTATCAAAACATCATCAAAAACAGCAGAGCTTATTCTATCCCTAATCAGGACCCGGAAACATATGTTGATTTTGATGAAGCAAGAGCTGCTTCATTTGCTAAGGGTACCGGCTGGCACTTAATGACCAATGCTGAATGGGCCGCCATTGCACTTTGGTGCAGGAAAAATGGTTATGAGCCTAGAGGTAATAATGATTATGGTCAAGATATTTCTGCTCCGCACGAAAAAGGTGTAAGAACTCATGGTAGTGGAGATCAAACCTATAGAGTGGCAACTGGATCAGGACCTGCAGCATGGTCTCATGATGGAACTCTAGCCGGCATTTATGATCTAAACGGAAATGTCCGCGAGTGGGTTGACGGATTAAAGTTAGTTGACGGTAAGATCTGGGTTCATGATGATAATGATTTTCAGACCGGCAATGCAGCTGGAGACAATTCGGGCTGGTTAGATCTCGGAGCTTACATTGATGTAGACGGCAGCACATTACAGCTTGATAATGTAGTTGATAATGTGATGGATGAAGCTAGTGACGAATATATTTCTCATGTTTTTGAGAATATGACATCTGATGCTGGTTTTACAGTTCCTGAAAAGCTAAAACATTTAGCTGTATTCCCAGAA